ATCACATACGATGCTGACTTGATTCCATTAGTTCAGTTAACAGTTAACTCTCCTCTAGACACTTCAACATATTAATTTTATTATTAATTTGTGGTCATCAAACCTCATCAATTATTGGTGGGGTTTTTTCTTTACGCTACAATAAAACTAAATTACTTATTAATCGTGGCAGCTACTATAACAGCAACATTATCAAGTGCTAGTGCAAATAGCTATGTCACATTGGCAGAAGCTAATACATATTTTGAAACTGTACCAGATTCAAGCACCTGGACAAATAAAACAGACGATCAAAAGAACAGAGCATTAATAGCAGCTACAAGATGGATAGATACTTTTGTATTTTATGGAGACAGATGTGATAACGGACAGGCACTTAAATTTCCCAGGAATAACTACAAAGTTGACGATGTTGAACTAGCTTGTACCACAATTCCAAATGATATTAAGTATGCACAATATGAATTAGCCAGGGCTTTAGCAAATGATACTGGTGCTATTACAGGAACTACTGGAACAGACGGTAATTTTTCTGAAGTAAAGTTAGGAGATATAGAGGTTAAATATAATACAGCCAGTCAGGGAACAGGAGCGATAAACAATATTCTAGACGTTTACCCTTGGTTACAAAGTTATCTTGGAGCGTATATGCTAGGTGGAGCAGGTGCTTATCAAATGAGGGTAGTTAGAGGATAATGGCAGGACAACTAGATACAGTATTAAAAAATATAGCTAAACAGGTAGTTGCTCAACTTGGCGATTCTTTGGATACAACTATTGTTTATACAAGAAAAGGAGTATCAAGTTATAACAATGAGACAGGAGAATACCATACAGTAGATACAAATTACACAATAAAAGTTCCTATTGAATTTATAAGATCGAGCGAAGAAACAGGCTTTCAAGAAAATGTAGCAAGAATGTATATAACCCCCGATTTGATTGGAGATAGTCAGCCTTTATTACAAGATGAGATTACTTTGACATTTTCTGGATCTAGCAGGAGTTGTAAAATAACTAATATTCTTACTCAAAAAGGCGGTCAAGAATATTTATTTAGAGTTGATGTTATTTTCTAATGACTTTAGTAAACGCACGAGCAGCATTTGAAACCGCAATCCTAAATGCGGTAACAGACGCAGATCCTACTGTATCTGTAATTTTTGATAATACACCGTTTAGTTCTCCAGGTAAAAATAAAAAATATGTGATGGTAAGTTTAGACTTTAATCAATCTACTATTCAGACTCAGGGAGCAGCATCAAGTTTTTATTCGGGTTCTATAAGATGTGGAATTATGACACCACCCCATAAGGGAAGTGCAGTGGCTTCTGCAATAGCCGAAACAGTTATTACAGGTCTTACTTCTGTAAATAAATCAACTTATGTAGATACTTTTTCTGTTACTCCAAGAGTATTACAAATAGAAGGTCCAACTTCCGTTAATGTGGAAGAAGATAGTCATTACTTATCTGTTGTAAGTTGCGATTTTACTGCTAATGCCTAAAGATTTTAAAAAACACTTTACTAAAGACTTAGGAAAGGCGATTACTAAGGGAAGAAAAGAGGTTGCAAAAACAGTAGCTCGTTCTTTAATTGAAAAAGGTCCGTGGTGGACAGGAACATTTGGAGAAAACTGGATCGTATCAAAAAGTCCTGTACAGGCAACTAAGAAAAGAAAACCAGACTTTCCAAGTTATTTGATCCCTGACCCAACAGCCAGGCAAATAAAAAATCCAAGAGTTCCAAATGTAACATTGAATCAAGATTTATTTATTGGTAACAGAGCTAAATATGCTGGTTTTGCTATTAACGCACCAGGGCAGACAAGACCTAATTTAAAAGGAGAACCTGTTACTTATGCGGAGCATGGTAGAGATTTTAATTTAACTGCTACAGGAGGACCTAATTGGTACAATATTTATACAAAAGGTGGTCTTATCAACAAAGATATAGCATTAGCGTTTAAAAAGGTTGGCTTTAAGTAATAAAGTAGTAGTATAGTAAATGAATGTACTAATTTATTTTGCATGGCAACAGAAAGAGCAATCGACAAACTAAAGCAAGCGTTTAGTTTAAACACTAAAAGTAGTTACTCTATTTATAAAAATGGAGAGGTAGTATTGACTGTTTATTGGACACCCTTAACTATTGCTGATAGAGATACTATAAATGCTACTTTAATAGCTACTAATAAAGGACAGGAAGAAGGTAGTTTAGATTTTGCACTACAGGTAATAATAAATAAGGCAGAAGATGAAAACGGACAAAAATTATTTAGTGAAGGAGATAAACCTAGTCTTAGAAGAGAAATACCACTAGCTGTTTTGTTAGAACTTATGACTAAGATGCAAGAGTTGGGCGAGGAGGTTGGCCCTGATGCCGTAAAAAGCACAACTTGATAAGGACAATTATTTATACCTTCAATTTTTTATTGCGGAAAATTTAGGTATAACATTGGATTATTTAAAAAAGAACATGACATTAGAAGAAATGTATGGCTGGAGTGCGTATTTTAGATTAAAAGGTGAGCGAGAGGAAAAAGCATATAAAGATGCACAAAAGAAGGCTCAATATCGTAAGGTACGCTAAACTAAATGTAATGTTTTATCGAGATTAGTGGCATCTAATTACGAAGTTAATATAAAACTGAATACCAGGACTGTTAATAAACAGCTAAATAATCTTGAGAAGCGTATATCAAAGTTAAATAGATTAGCTCAAGGTGGTAGAGCAAATAGAACAGTACTGCGTAATGAACAGGAAAAAATAAAAAAGACGGGCCAAAGACTTGGACTAGAAAATAAAATTCTAAAAAGAAAACAAGATCAAGTAAAAGTAGATAAACAGGCTTTAGAAGTTGAAAAGAAAAGACTCAATTTACAAAATAAGCCTCGTAGTGGAGGCGGTGGTGGAGGTAAAGGCAAAGCAGGAGGAAATCGTTTTGCTACTGCTGGACAAAGTGCAATAATTTCTGGTGCATTTCCTTTATTATTTGGACAAGGACCATTAGTAGCTGGTGCTGGTGCATTGGGTGGTGGACTAGGATCATTATTTGGTGGTCAGATGGGAGGTTTTGCAGGAGGTTTAGCAGCTACCTCTATTGCAACACCTATACAACAACTTGGTATAGAGGCAGCAAAACTGGGTCAAGCACTCGATCCAGCAACTAAAAACGTAGAGGCACTTACCGCAGCATTAGGAGTAACTGGAACTGAATTTGAAAAACAAATTGGATTACTTAAAAAATTAGGAGATGAGGAGGCAGCCTTCGAGTTAGCAAGACAAAAAATGATAAATCTAATTGGGAAGAGTGGAGTAAATAATATGACTAAGTTTGGTCAAGAAATGACAGAACTAGGAAACAACTTTACAAGAGTAATGACATTGATGAAAAATTCAATGGCTAATTTTATACAAAACTCTGGTATTTTAAAACTTATTGCTGGTACTGTTGAAAGAACAGCGATATTAGGTCAAGCACAGGCTTCTGGTAGAAACTTAGACACAGTAGAAGGTAGAAGAATAAATGACCTAATAGGAATGAGAGATAAATTAACTAAAAATGTTGGTAAAGATGCTTTAAGTCCTAATCAAAAAGGTAAGTTTGCATTAGACGTTTTAGGTAGAGAAAAAGGTAAGGGATTATTCGGTGCAGCAAATATTCAAGATTTACAAGACGCAAAAGAATTTATAAATAATGAAATTGTAGCGTTACAGAAAAAAATTAATTTAAAAGATAGTGAACTTGAATCTGAAGCAATGATCGAAGCGATACAAAAGTCTAGAGTTAACAATTTAGATAAGGAAATAGCAATGCTGGAGCGTAGTTTAACTATGAGTTCTGAGGAATTTGAAATAGAACAACAGATTGCTGACATGAAAGAAGAAGGACTAATAAAAGATGAAGAGGAGATAAGAAAAAAACTTAAAAAGATACAACTTCTAAAGAAAGAAGCCGAGGAAGCAAAAAGAGCAGAAGATTTATTTAAAAATATAGGTAAAACTATAGAAACTGGATTAGTAGATGCTATTGAAGGTGCGATAAACGGAACCAGAACTTTAGGTGAAGTAGCCAGCAGCGTGTTTGCACAGATACAAAGATCACTTATACAATTTGGGGTTAACTCTTTATTAGGAGCTATTGGTATTCCTGGATTTGCAAATGGTGGTAGACCTCCCGTTGGTAAACCAGCAATAGTGGGAGAAAAAGGACCAGAATTATTTGTGCCTGATAGAGCAGGAACTATAGTTCCAAACAATCAGTTAGGCGGCTCTACAAATGTTGTAGTAAACGTAGATGCTTCTGGTTCTGCTGTAGAAGGAGATGAAGATAGAGGAAGAGAACTTGGTCGGCTTATATCAGTTGCAGTACAATCTGAAATAGTACAACAAAAAAGACCTGGAGGTTTACTTGCTTAATGGCTACTTTTCCTTCAATAACTCCGAAATACGGGCAACAAAAAAGGTCCGCACCAAATACTAGAACAGTTCGTTTTGCTGATGGCTATGAACATCGGATAGTATTTGGCCTCGCACAAAATCAAAATCCAAAGATCTTTAATTTTACTTGGGAAGTTTCAGAAACAGACGCAGATACTATAGAAACATTTTTAGATGCTAGAGCAAATGATAGTGCTAGTTTCGATTATCAACCAGCAGGGGAACCTAGTTCATATAAATTTGTATGCGAGTCATGGTCTAAATCTATTCCTTATCTAAATAGAGCAACAATACAGGCAACATTTAGGCAGGTATTTGAACCATGACTGTTGCTACTGTTTGGACTGCTAATACAACTAAAAATACAGGTGACATTGTTTGTCCTACTAATGGTGTTGATGGAATGTTTTTTCGTGTAACAACACCAGATGGAAACTCAACTGGTGCTACGGAACCTTCATGGACAAAAATTATAGGTCAAAGTGTTTACGATGGAAGTGTTGTTTATGAAGCTTACAGTAGTGTTTTTAATGATTTATCTAAAATAAATCCTACCTCTGTTATTGAATTATTTAGCCTTACATTTAAAACAGCTATACATGGAACTAATGGTGGGATACCTTCAGTTAATAACGAGAATAATATCTATAGATTTCATTCTGGTACAAACGAAGTGAATCAGAATATTACATGGGCAGGAAAACAGTATGAAAGGTTTCCTGTTGTGGCCGAAGGTTTTGCTTTTCAAAGAGGTCAAATACCACGACCCAAGTTAATAGTAAGCAATGCTTTCGGAACTATATCTGCAATTTTACAATCAGTAAATACAATCACTGCTGGAAATGATCTTACAGGTTCTACTGTTACAAGAATAAGAACATTAGCGAGATTTATAGATAATGCAAATTTTACAGGTAATAATCCTTTCGGAACACCTGATCCAAATGCAGAATTTCCTAGAGAAATATATACAGTAGATCGTAAATCGGTAGAAACTAGAGAAATTGTTGAATTTGAATTAGCAGCAGTGTTTGATTTAGCTGGCGTAAGAATACCAAAAAGACAGTGTACTCGTGCTTTATTTCCTAGTATTGGTACGTTTATTGCATGAGTTGGAGAGATCAGGCATTGGTTCATGCGAAAGACCAAAATCCTAAAGAATCTGTAGGATTATTATTAAATATAAAAGGTAAAAAACGATATTATCCATGTGAAAATTTAGCAATAACAAATCATCAGGAGTTTATTTTAAATCCAGAAGATTATGTAAAAGCGGATAATTTAGGAGACATTATCGGTATTATTCATAGCCATCCGTTTTGTTCACCAGAACCTAGTCAGGCAGATAAAGTAAGTTGTGAAAAGAGTAATTTACCCTGGTATATTGTTAGTCCGCAAACAGAAGAATGGACATATTTAGAGCCATCAGGATACAAAGCACCTTTATTAGGCCGTAAATGGGTTTGGGGTGTTACAGATTGTTGGGCTTTAGTTGTTGATTGGTATAAAGAAAAAAAGGGAATTGAACTAAAAGATTATGAAAGAAATATGAGTCCTGATGAATTTTTACTTGATCCATTATTTGAAGATTATGCCTGGAGAACAGGCTTTAGAGAATTAAGACCAGATGAGTCATTACAAGAGGGTGATGTTCTATTAATGTCTATAATGCACCCAACTTTAAATCATGTGGCGATTTTTACAGAAGGTATGGTTTTACATCATTTAGCAGATAGACTATCTTGTAAAGAGCCTTACTCTGAATGGTTGCTAAAATGTACTGGTAAGAGGTATCGTTATGCTCAAAAAAGTTAAATTATATGGTGAATTAGCTGACTTTGTAGGTCATAAAGAGTTAGATGCTGTTATTAATACTACTGCTGATGCAATAAGATTTTTAGTAACTAATTTTGAAGGATTACACTCGCACATGGCAACTAGAACCTATCAAGTTCTTGTTGATAATTACGATATTGGAGAAGAAGAAATAGACCACCCTATAGGAAGTGAAAGTATAAGTATAGTTCCAGTAATTAGTGGTTCTGGTAGCTTTGGAAGAATATTATTAGGAGGTGCACTGTTAGCATTATCTTTTGGAGCGTTTGGAGCGTTTGGAGCAAATGCATTAACTTTTGGTAAAGGATTTTCAGCTAGTTTCGCTGCTGCTAGTTTTGGAGCTAAAGCTGCTTTTGGTATTGGTGGAGCGTTAGTCTTGTCAGGCGTATCAGATTTATTATTTCCATTACCTAAATTTGAAGGTCTTGAAGAAGATCCACGAGTATCTTTTAGTTTTTCAGGAGTACAAAATACAGATAGAGCAGGAACCAGCATACCTTTATGCTACGGAGAGATTGTAACTGGATCTGTCGTGATTTCAGCAGGTATAGACACACAACAGATTGTCGCAGGAGATTCATAATGGGTAAAATTATAAGAGGTTCTAAAGGTGGTAGAAATAGAGAGCCTGTAAGGGCCGAAGATACTCTTAACAGTAAAGAGTTTGCTACGATCCAGGATTTACTATCAGAAGGTGAAATAGAAGGCTTTGCAACGCCATCTGAAAAAGGAATTGCTCGTAATAACGCTAATTATGCTAAAGCTTGTTTAGCTGATATTTTCTTAGACAATACTGCTGTTATAAATGTAAGTCCAGATGATCCTCAGTTCACTACTAAAATAGGTGCGTTAACTGCTAGTGATTTTAGTTTTCAAGATGTTACTTTTATCCCTAAGTTTGGTGAAAATAATCAAAAACCTATACCTAATTTAGAAAACGCTAATTTAAACAAACAAACAACTACGATTTCTTCGAGTTCTGGTATTGTCACTACCACTGCACCTGTTGATTCTCCTAATATAACTTTAGGAAAACACGCAGTTGAAGTAACAATACAATTCTCAGGACTACAAAAATTTGAAAACAATGGAGATATTTTAGGAACAGAAGTTAATTATAAAATTCAACTACAAACTAATAATGGTGCGTTTGTTGATGTAATAGATGAAACTATAAAAGGAAGAAGTAAAGATTCTTATTCTAGAGAACATACAATTAATTTACCTAACAGTATTTTTGGAAGTGCTAACTACACACAGGCAAAAATAAAAGTAGTCAGAGTTACTGATGATAGTAATACAGATGAAGTGCAAGACACATTTATAGTCGCAAGGATAGAGGAAGTTGTTTATTCACCACAATCATACCCAGACTGTGCTTATTCAACCTTAAGACTTAGTGCAGAACAGTTTAACTCTGTACCTACGAGAGCATTTCGTATTAGAGGAATTAAAGTAAACATACCAGGTGCAGGTGCTAATAACTCAGGAACCCCCACTGTAGTTAGAAATCAAGCTGATGCGACTGCTTTAGGACTTGGTACCGTAAAAAGTTTTGGGTTTATACATTATCCAGCAGGTTACATATTTAATGGAACGATGGGGGCTGCGGTATGGACAACTTGCCCTGCGATGATATTACTTGACCTTCTTACAAATCAAAGATACGGATTAGGTGTTCATATATCTCCAGATCAATCAACTACTGCAAAAAAATATGAAAATATAGATTTGTTCAGTTATGTACAAGCATCAAGATATGCAAATGCAGATTCTAGCGTTCCAAATACCCAGGATACACAAAAAAATTTAATAAAACTCAATGATGGCACATTTGAAGCTAGGTTTGCTTGCAATGCGTCTATTCAGGGTACAGCAGAAGCATTTGATCTTATTAATGAATTAGCTGGTGTTATGCGAGCATTTCCTATATGGCAAACTGGTTCAGTAACAATCGCTCAAGATAGACCAACAGATTCAGTTTATTTATTTAGTTTGGCAAATGTAGGTGAAGGTGGATTTTCATATCAGGGCAGCAGTTTAAAACAAAGACATTCTGTTGTTTCAGTACGTTATTTCAATATGGATAGTAAAGAAATAGATTATGAAGTTTTTGAGCATCAACCTTCTATAGCAAAATATGGAATTGTTAAAAAGACAATAACAGCTTTTGGTTGCACTTCAAGAACACAGGCTATTAGATTGGCAAAAGCGGTGCTTTTCAGTGAACAACAAGAATCAGAAATTGTTAATTTTACAACTTCTATTGACGCAGGAATAGTAGTAAGACCTGGAAATGTTATTTCAATAAGTGATCCAGTTCGTAGTCTTGAAAGAAGATCAGGAAGGATAAAAACCGCTACAACTACTGCTATTACTGTTGATAATAGTCAGGATTTAGCTACATATACGGGCAGTGACAAAAAATTAAGTGTAATTTTGCCAGATGGAAAAACAGAAACAAGAGATGTATCGGCAATAACTGGTAGCAATACTGTTATTAATGTATTTAGTGCTTTCTCTCAAGCTCCAAGTGCAAATTCGATATGGATGCTATCTAGCAAACCTACAACACTCGAAACTGGTGTAGAGCCACAAACATTTAGAGTTATATCAGTTGAAGAGCAAGATGGTGTTAACTATGCAATAACAGCATTAACTTATGTTCCAGGAAAGTACGACAATATTGAGTTTGGAGAGCCATTACCTCAAAGGTTCTTATCTTTATTGAATCAACCCAGGAATCCTCCAACAAATTTATCTGCTGAAGAGATAATAGTTGTTGAAAATAACCTCGCAATAGTAAAACTAATTTTATCTTGGAGTTCTGTAACAGGTGTTAGTCAATATCAAGTTCAGTATAGGTTTAATAATAGTAACTGGATAATTCAAGACGTATTTAGACCTGATTTTGAGTTAAAAAATGCAGCAGCAGGAACTTATGAATTTAGAGTATTTTCATACAATTCCGCATTAAGATTATCAGGTCAATCTGCTTTTTTATCTTTTGAAGCTGTTGGTAAGACTGCTCCTCCCTCTGATGTACAAAATTTAACGATAGAACCAGTCACAAATAAACTGATAAGACTCAGATGGAGTCCTGCCACTGATCCAGATGTTATACATGGAGGTAAAGTTTATGTCAGACACTCTAATAAACAAGACGGCTCTGGTACGTTCCAAAACTCTGTTGATTTAATCGAAGCTTTAGCTGGTAATACAACTGAAGCTGTAGTTCCATCTTTAGATGGAGAGTATATTTTAAAATTCCGAGATGACCAGGGGAATTTTAGCCAAGGTGAAACTTCTGTAATTTTAGACTTACCTGATTTAATTGATGCTCAACAGATACTGTCTGATAGAGAAGATATTGGAGATAGTAGTGCTGCTGCTTTTTCTGGTACTAAAACAAATGTTTCTGTTGTAGCTGATGCTTTACAACTAACAAATCCAGCAGCAAACTTAACAGGAACTTATGACTTTGCAACAGTATTAGATTGTGAAGCTATTTTTTCACTTAATTTAAAAAGGTTAATACAAGTTATTGGCTTTGCTGAAGGTGGACAGACTATAACTGCTACCTATGTAAGAACTACAGCTACTATTTCAGGCCAAACTCAAACAGTTATACAAGTAACTACTATTGATAGTGATAGTGATGGTAGTCTTGATCCACATGGCAGATCTGTTGGAGATTATGTTGATTTTGTTGCTTTAACTGGAGGTGCAACGAATGGTGTGTTTCAAATTGTTGCTGTTCCTAGCAGTACTGTTTTTCAATTTTTAGCTACTGGTAGTGCAATTTCAACTTCTAATTGCACTTTTGCTTTTGTTAATACAATAGATCAAGTCATACCTACTGGAAGTCTTTGGGATGACTATGCTCCTAACGGTAATTTTGACGGTCCTCAAATTAATGACACAAGTGCCTCAATAAGCGTAAGTACAACAAATGATGATCCATCTTCTAATAGTGCTGTATTTACACCCTTTAATGATTTTGCCAATGGAACCTACAAAGCTAGAGGTTTTAAATTTAGAGTAACTTTAAAATCAGAAGATCCTGCACATAATTTATCTATTCAGCAGCTTGGAATTCTTGCTGATTTTGAATCTAGAATAGAAAGAAACTATATACCAACAGGTAGCAGTACTCCGACAAGTGATCCGATAGATCACCCAGCAACCGCTAGTAACGGGGTAGACGTAACCTTTGCCAATCCATTTTTTGTTGGAACGGCTAATTTAGGAGGTCTTAGAGCATTTAAACCTGCATTAGGTATTACTATTATGAACGCTAATGCTGGAGAATACTTCACCATAAAAACAGATAATAATGGTGACTTTTTAGACGAAACAGGAAATATTGTCACTGGTACGAAATTTAATATAAGCATAAAAAATA